ATAGTAACCCATTTTACTTCGCCATGAACACAATTAAATTTGTAATCGACACCCGTGCCTTCAAGTTTTTGTTCTTTTACAACACCTGGCTTAATTAATCTGTATGCCCATTCGCCTTTGCCTTTTCCGTAAGGCTTAGATGCTTTTTGTCTGCAAAACTCTTCTGCTTCAATTTCTTCTTGTTTATTATTTGCAAAACGCACACCACCTGAACCATTGTTTGCTTTGATTACCATAGGGTATTCTGTAGTTGCAGGAATAATTAAATCTGTTCCAAAGTCTTTTGCAATGAAATCTTTGACTGCTAATTTATCACAACAAGTAATTTGATCTCTATCTTGATCATAAACTTTTAACCAAGCAATCTTTTCATTAAATGTTTTTGGATTATCTAAGTTCGGCCAGGTGCCTAATTTTTTCTTGTGCCAGTGAGTTGCTTCATGCAGAATTGTCATTATATAATTCTTTCATTACTGCAAAATCTTGTTGAAAACCGTTAGTACCAAAGTATGTTGTATCTGGAGCATTAGGCCCAGATGTTGGCGCAAATATCCAACAGGTTTTACTTTTACATTTCAAAGGATAATAATTTAAATTGTGAAAGTACCTTACCATTTCTTCCACATCTTGATTAGGTTCAAAAATTACCCAAGGCTTAAATTTTTCTATAGTTTGTTTTGCACCTTGTATTACAGGCCATTCATAACCTTGTACATCAATCTTAATCAAGTTGCACTGTTCTAAATTTTCATCATCTAAACGTCTAACTTCAATTTGATATGAATGTTTCTTTTCCTTATGTACAATATGTGCATTACCACAGTTGTCTTCACTGTCAACAAAATGTGCAGTTGTTTTTACATCTCCAAGTCCTGCTTCATGTACAATAATGTTGTCTACATTTTTATACAAGCATTCTAAGTTTCTTGGACTTGGTTCGTATGCAATTACATTACTAAAGTGTTTTTGAAATGGATAACTCCATATGCCAATGTTAGCACCAACATCAACAAATGTTCCAAATACTGGTAATGCTTCTAAAATTTTATCTCTTACTCTATATTCGTATGTAGGATTTTCTTTGTTCGGATTACTAATTACATGACTTGTAATTTTCTTTTCATTATCAGGTACGTACCACCCGTTATCTAATTGGTACATTTTTTATCCTCAAACAGATGCGTCTTCCATACCAGCAACACGTAGTTTAGTAATGTTAGTCAACTGCCACTGCTTCTGATCTAAACCTTTAGTAATACCTAACCACTTGTTTCGCATCAACGCAAATTCATTAATAATTTTTTCGTAGTCTACAACATCTGCTTCGCCGTCAACATATTTTTCTACATCTCTACTTGACAAAGCACGTTGATAGTTTTCTAAATATTTTTTGAAAAAAGAACTTCTTAATCTTCTTAATTCTATATTAAGATATTCTAATATAGCCTCAAGTTCTTGTAACTGATTGAAGCGATGTTCAACAAGTCCAGGCATTGATGCCGCCGCCTTTTCTACGTTGCCATAGATTCGAACTTCCTTCTTCGCTTCAACCAATTCGTCTTCATAGTATTGTAAAGCATCTGGAATATGGCTAATATCTTTTGATATTTTACTGTACCACATAATTAATCCCAGTCATCATCTTCTGCTGTCATTTCTTCATCAATATCAAGATAATAATTGATAGCAGAGTCTAATTGATCACAACTTCCCATAGCATCTTTCAATGCTTCATCGGATACACCATAGTCTGCCAAAAGATCAACAAACCTTTCAGCAAGAGTTTCAAGATGCTTTTTGTCTACGTGTTCTTTGAAAAGATTCCAAGTATCTACAATTTGTGAACTATCCATAAAGTATATTACTCCTCGACTGTTTCAACTGTTTCAGCAGGTTCTTCTGCTTCTTGCGTAGTTACCTCATCTTGTAATTTACTAAAGTCATTCATGACTGTATCAAGAACACCATTCTCGCCGGCTTCCCAAACTTTACGATATTCTTTAATTTCTTCACCAGCAGATGAAATATACTTTAGTCTATTACCATCTTTCTTTAGCAAACCTTTCTTTTCAAACAAGTCAACAAGTCCACTGTAAGGGTTCATACCTGTTTCATATGGAATTTTAACTTGTACGCCTTCAAAAGGTTTAGCATATCTTGTCTTCATAACTTTACAAGCCGCTCTAATACCTTTTACATCAGTAACTTTATTACCTGCTTCATCTTCTTTTAGTTTCAACTTCTTCATTGCAACTACAATAGATGATGCATAGATAAAGCCTTGTCCGCCTGATATCTTATCATCTGGATCAAACATATCTTGCGAAGCATACGTATGATTAGTTGCTACTAATCCTACATTATGACTACCAAACATATTAACACAGTTACGAACAAGTGCAGTAAGAGCCTTAGGTTTTCTACCCATATCACCCTTCATGTCGCCTTTATTAAACTGATCAACATCTGTTGGCGTCAATAACATACCAAGTGAATCAATTACAAATAATACTTTAGGACGATCTTCTTCTGGCATTTCTTTATAGTCTGCCATAAATGTACTAACAGTTTTTGCAACATCATCAATCATTGACATATTAAGTTTTAATAGTTTAGATTCTGATGTATCAACATCAAGTGCGTGTAGCCATTGTTCATCAAGTGCGTTTTCTGAATCAACAAGTACAACGAAGATACCTTGATCCTGTGCCGCCTTTACAATGTTACCTGCACAAATGTAAGATTTACCTGCGCCTGACTCACCTGCAAACACAGTTACTTTACCAAGTGGCACACCTTTCTTGAAGTCACCACTTACCAAATAGTTGAGTGCATAGTTACCTGTACTAATCCAATCAGTCGGATCGTTAAATCCTGCACTCATACCTGTAATGGATTTAGTTAAGTTTTTACGAAACTTAGAAACATCAAATGCTTTATTAGCCATAACTTCTCCTAATTAACAATGCGAGGGGCAACAAGTACCCCCCACAAAGTATGTACTACTATTGCTGACGTGAACGGATCATTGCAAGAATGTCTTCCGCCTTATTATCAGTTTTAGGTGCTTCTTCAGTTGCTACTGCTGGAGTAGGCTCTGGAGTTGCCGCTGGAGCAGGAGTTGTTTCTGCTACAGGAGCCGCCGCCGGAGTACTTGGCGCAGTTGCTACGTTCGGATCACCCGTTCTCGCCGCCATTCCCGCTGGACGGAAATATTGACCAAAACGATCTGCATCATATGGTTCGCCATCTACAGATGCTCTGAACATTTCTTCCATTACCTTCACTTCAACTTCTGAAGGTTTTTTAGGAAGGAAGTCGTTCAAGTTAAACAAGCCATGCTTGTCAATTGCTGACTTCTCATCTTCAGTAATTGGACGTTCTCTTCTTGCCCAGTTACTTGTTGAGTAGTCTGCATAACCACCTTTAGAAGTTTTTACAATTCTAAAGTCGACACCTGAAGTATAGTCTGTTGGAAGTTCTTCCATATCAGGATCCATTAATGCAGATTTAATTAGTTGGAAAATTTGTGGACCAATAATAAATCTACGAACTGGATTTTCTGGAGTACTTTCTTCATTAAGACCGTTCTCAGTTACAAACCCTTGGAAGATATAACTTCTTTTCTTCCAATATTTACGACCCATGTCCTCAAGACTTGAATCCTTAAACCAACCTCTTACTTCACTAAGAATTGGACAAGAATCACCATACATTTCCATACATGGTACTTGTACTTGAACTGGACGTGAATCCGTTTCACCTTTTACTCCTGCAAAAGGAAGTTTGATCATCAAACGTTCTTTCCAAAAGAAAGTGTTTGTTGAATCCCCATCTGGCAAGAAACGTACAGTAGACTGTTCGCCTTCTTTTAAGTTCCAAAATGGGTAAATTGCGTTATCGCCGCCGCTTGATTGAGAACCACCTGTGCGTGATTCTGCTTCTTTAAGTTTCGCTCTAATTTCTGCGAGTGTTGCCATAATTAAGCCTCCTATTTAAATTGCCTTTGGCCTTGTGCCTTGATTGTGTAGCACATATTTAATATATTACACAAACTTACTTATAAAGTCAAGTGAAACTTTGTCAAAAAAGTGAATTAGTATTCCAATCCTGCAAGAGTTTTAATTCTTTGCATCTCTTCGTCTTCACCTTTAACCAACTCTGCCATGATTAAAGCCGCATCTTTAAGTTGGCCTTCACCAAACTTTTTCTCTACTGCTGTAAGCACTGCTGTTTCCCCTTTAGGAAATTGGTTAGTTGTGTAGTCGAAGTGACCTTTAATAAACTCATCTAAAGGAAGTTCGTTCTTTTCCTTTTCGCCACCTGCTTTACTAATTGAACCATCTGGTCCAATATCTACATCCATGGTATCGTCATCTGCACTTTCAGGACCAGCCATATCTGCCTGTGCTATTTTGGCTTGTACCTTTGCAAATCCGTCTCTTTCGATATCATCGATATAATCTTGATAAACTTTTTGAGCATAACGATCGTCTTCGTCCGATTGTAACTCTTTAATTTTTTCAATGGCTTCTTCTGCACTCATTGAATCTGAAATAACTTCTTCTGCATATGTTATTGCAAGATCAAATGCATTGCCACCTTCATTTGTTAATTCTTCTGTTGTCCAAAAATCTTCAACCTTTAGTCCTGCTAACTTAATAGCATCTTCAAGTGTATGTTCTTCGCCATCTGATGTTTTAAATTTAGTACCTGGCTTTGCACCTTTGGCTTTAAGTTCACGTACCTTTTGTGCAAATTCGTTACCTTCTTCAATTGAATATTCTGCTCCGCTTAATGCTTTGATAACAGAATCTTTATCAGACATAGTATGGATAATAACTCCACCTTGTCTCATTTCATCTGGTTCGCAGTCTGCTTTTATGCCTGCTTTTTCCAAAGCCATTTTCATTTCGTCACAGTCTTTATCACTAATGCCTCTATCTTGATCATAGTCGCCATCAACATATAATTTATGTGCGTGTGGTTCTTGACCTTGTGGACCTACTTCGTGTACACTATTATCAATTACACTGTCTAAGTGATTTTCAAAATCTGATTCAATATCTAAACTTTCGTCAGCAATTAATTCTTTCTGATGTTTTGCAAGTTCGTCCATAGAATCAAACTCTCCAGTTTTCTTTCCGTCTCTGTATGAAATAAATTTGCCGCCTTTTTTCTCTGCCGCAAGTCCGTACTTATTCATACCCATTGAACTTGGACCATCTTGTGTTTCATCTGGTCCATCATATTCTTTTAAACTGTCTGGTGTAAGTTCTGTAGGCTTCATACCTTCTTTTACAAGATTGTAAATGTAAGGGAATACACTCTTTAGTTCTTCATTAAACTGTCTAATTGTAAGTTCGTCAATCCAAGTTGAAGATACATCTTCTGGAACTTCTTCAAGAACTTTTTCTTCAAAAGTTTCTACTGCTTCTTTGTAGTAAGAATTTCTTTGAAGTTTCATTACAGTTTCTTTTACAGTATCAATTCTTTCATTTACAATGTCCATGTAACCAGCAAGACCCTCTGCCATTACACTTGAACGATTCATGTAAGTTTTAAACTGACGTAACTTTGAAAGTTCTTCGCTGAGCGATACGATATACTTTCCAAATGCGTCATATTGGTTTCCACCTTCACTTACGTGCTGAGCCATTGCTCTTGCACCATTCAAATGTCTAAATGGATATCTGAATCTTTCGCCTTCTGCACTTTCTACATATAGGCTGTGAATTTGTTGTGTTCTGCCTGCTGGATTCTCATGATCCACAGGACCACTATGTTTGACAACTAATCTTGCATTGCCAACATTCTGGAAACTTGTTTTAGAAGTCCCATAAAGTTTACTCTCGCTCATTTGTTCTTCTCCGGGTCTGTTTTGTGATAGATATTGATAGTCTCTTTTATCTAAGTTTGATTTAGTTATATCTCTTGTGTCAAAATTTAGCATTCTCTTTTTGGCAAATGTACGTAACTCTTTCATAAATTCATACCACTTTGCTTTTACAGGTTGTGGTTCACCTTCAATTAACTTGTTATTGTATAGCACAGTTAATGATTCTTCGTCAATAGTTACATTTACAGTTGCGCCAGGTTTAAACTCAAAATCAAAAAATCTTGCTGTTTCTGGCATATTAGTAATAGTAGATTCCTTATCTCCAAGTGTTACCTTTGGAAAACGTCCTCTAATCTTATTAAAAAGTTCATCTGCAATTTTGTCTAAGTTCTTCATGCTAATATTTATCTAATATACGCCTGTTACAAATATAGGCATTGGTGGGTCATAATCATCGTCATCTACGTGATCTTGCCTGAATGTGTTATACACTCTTGGATCCCAATCCTTTAATACACCCATCATTCGGATATTAAGCAGTAGTGCAGAAACAAGATCGTCAGTAGCACCTGGTTTTGCTTTATAACTTGTACCACTGGCAACAAAAGCCTTTAGTTCTGACATAAGTGGTTTACTGCATAAGTCCATTTTGTCATTTTCTACCATGCTTTTTAATTTACTACAAGCACTAATCTTTGTTCTGTGGGTAGTATTAAATCCTTTTCTAAACTTACGTATATGTCCTTTCCTAATAGGTTCACTTACAAACAGTCCGGGTATATTTTCTTCACCTACGTCTGCAATTACAAGTAGTGCGGCTTCACCAATAGTGTTGTTTTCAACACTCCAGTATATGTTACCTGCCGCTGGTGCTTTACAAATATCATTGATGTGATTACATATATCTTTTAATATTCTAATTTGTCCTGGTATAGGAGTCTGATTGTGTCTCCATTCAGCAACTTGTTTATAACTTGGTAATTCAAAAACTTGAATAGCGGCATAGTCACCACCTGTACCCATTGACGGATCTAAACTAATACAGTAAGTTGATTTAGGATCAAGTTTTTTATACCAACGTGTTTGTCCCATATTTTCTATAGGATCAATACCTGTCATACTTGCAAGTTTTATACTGTTGATTAGTGTTTCATCATAGACTAAGAATTCGCAACCATACTCACGTCTAAATCTTTCTTCACCAATACGACCAACTTCTACCTTTTGCCATTCTTCATCTCTATCAGGATGTTCGTCCCAACTTGCTGTAAATCCATGAAAGCCATTTATACCAACAGGACTTTCGTTTCCGTTGTCGTCAAACTTATTTTGTGATTCTTTCCATATAATAGCAAATGTATCTTCATCTGAGTTAGGTGTTGATGTAATAATTGCACGACCACCTGTTGCAAGTGTAGGAGATATTGAAGTCCAAAACTCATCTGCAATACCTGGATTAACAAACGCAAACTCATCACAGTACAGTAAAGATATTGACATACCTCTACCTGTGTTACCAGTTGTAGTAGCACTAACTATTCTACTACCATTTTCAAATTCCATTGAACCTTTATTATAGTTTGTAACTCCTGCTCTTACATGATCAGGACATAGTTCATATCCATATCTAATACGTTGCATAATTTCTTGTGCACCTGTATATTTGTGTGCGGCAATTAGTATAGTTTGGTCTGGATGAAACATAGCATACCATAACAAGTAACCTGCGGCAGTTGTTGTCTTACCACTTTGTCTTGGTAACATATTAATATTAAATCTATGATTATGATAACTTTGAAGTAGACTTTCTTGATAATTATATGGATCAAATAAAACTTTACCATCTACAGGATGTTGGATATGAAAAAAGTTTTGGCAAAAATATAGATAACCGGTATCAGGATCCATACACTTGCTCAAGTCTTCTACTTGTTTTTGTGAAAACTTTTCTTTTGTGTGTGCTTTTTTGGTTAGTACACCGTCTAAACTTTTATTTGCCATTGTAATAGTATTTAACCAAAAAAATAGGCCCCTGAGGGCCTATTTGAATTTACTTGAGTAAAAGTAATTTTATATTATTATGTGGCTGTTAATGTTGCCGCGTCAGTAACTAATGTACCGCTTGTATCAATATTGTTTGGTCCAACTGCTGTAACTGTGCTTGTTGGGTAGTTTGCCGCTTTACCAATTAGTCTAATACGTGCTTGTAAGTCTGCCGCTGTTGCACTGCTGTCACATACAACAGTCATTGTACCACTTGCATCGTTAGTAGTACTATAAATTAAAGGATTAATTTCTTTGCAAATTGCTTCTACTGTTTCGTCAATAGCATCATCTTCTGCTCTTAGATCAACTGCTGTACCGTTTGCAATTTTTACTAAAATCTTAAAAGCGAATGCACCTGGGCTAAAAACATTTCCTGCTGTTGATAGTCCTGATCCGTGTACTCTTGTTATTCCCGCCATCTTCTAACTCCTTACATACAAGAAGATGCATAAAGTTTTTCAATTTCTTCTTTTTTGCATCCTGCTTCTACATATTTCTTAACAATGTCCGCTTTTGACATACCGTCATCGTGACATTTTTTAATTTCTTTACCGCTTGGTAATTGAACTTTCTTTTCTTTACCTTCTGCTATTGACTCATCGCAATGACAGTCATCTTCGCATTTAGCATGATCATCATGTTCATCGCAACCACAGTCTTTACCTTCTGACATTTTTTCAGCCAATGCCGCAGAAAGTTCTGCTTTGATTTCATCTTCAAGTGCCATTGGATTGTCACCGCCTGCAACTTTTGGATATGATTTTTTCTGACCATGATCATGACCGCCAGCAATATCTTTTGTCATGTAGTGATGATCTTGATATTTTTCATCTGGCTCATTTGCATAATCGCCTTCAACTTCTGGCTCTGCTTCTTCTTTACCTTTTACAATATCTCTTAACATAGCCATATCGTCTTTTGGACCAATTGGACCCATAGGTGGCATAGTTTTCATTTTTGGTAAAGGAGCATCGTGGTCATGTGCTTTATCCATGTCCACTGGTTCACCTTTTACGGCTTTCATTAATTTTATAACATCTTCGGCAGTGTCACCTGTCATGTTAATAGACGCTGATGCTGTTTCTGTAAGTGCTTCGTCCAACGCCTCGATCTTTTTATAGATATCTTCTAATTTCATAATTAACTCCCTATTGGACTTTTAGTTCCTATTTCAGCAGTCGCATCCATTTGCTTTTGTTCAGCATCTGCTTTGACACTTGCTACTGGACTATTAGTAACTTCTTTTCTTGCTACTTCAAGTTCTTTTAACAAATCCATTACTCTGTTTGAACCTGCTTGATCTTGTGCGGACTCACCGCCCATGTCTTCTTTAGTCAATTTAATTTCGTAAGGCTCATTACCCTTAGGTGCTTGATAGTCCTCTTGAGGTTCATTAATGTTTCTTACAATTAAATGACTTTCTGGTACTTCAATTGCGTGTACCAAGTATTCATGTAAACTACGAGCGACAGTAGGATATTTTAATTCCGCTTCATAATATGTTACTTCTAAATTTTCTAATTGTGGGAAATCCAAAGGTCTTTCCTGGATTGGCGTTTTCTTGCCAGGAGTTACATTTTCTACTCCAAACTTTTTCAACGCAATCTCAAGTTTGTCAGCGGCACCTTCATAGTTGCCTGCTATCCCAATTTTGAATTCATACTTCTTATCGTTGTATGCTTCTGTTAAGTAATCATTAAACTGTTTCATATTGTTCTTCCTACTAACTATTTATCCATGTTTTTCAATTTTTCTAATAAACTATTACGGTCTGTAACAACATATCCTTCACCAGATACCATTGAATCACCGCTATCACCACCGTCTTTATCCTGCTTTTCTTTCTTTAATTGCAGTTCTACCATCTTTAACTTCTTATCCAATTTAGCAACCTTGGCATCTAAGTTAGTTTTAAGCATTTGTCCTGCTACTTCAAATACTCTACCACTGTAACGTGATTCAACGTTCATGCCCAAATCCATTAAATCTTCATATGCTGTCATGGATTTCTCAGCAACTTCATTTAATTCTTTATCTGCTAATTCGCCTAATCCTTTTACTTGTGGTAATGCGGCCGCAATTTTATCCATTTCTGCAATATCTCTGACAGTATCATTTTGCTCAGCAATAGCATGATTTTTGGCTTCTTTTTTAGCCTTTTCTTTTTCTTCCTGCATAATCTCTTTGCTGTCAGGTAAGTTTAAAAGTTCTTCTAATTTTTTAGTCATATGTTGAATCCATTAACTGCTACTATTATTTATCTTATTTTCTTGACCCAGAATGAAAAATGTCTTTCTCTGTAACTACTCTAAAATATAAACCCTTGTCTTTACACCATTTTTTAGCGGCTTCCCATTTTGCCATATTCAAAACTACCTGTGCTTGTTTGTACTTATTACGTCCTGCACTTTCAAGTGTAGTTTGGTTATCTGGTTTTACTTCAATTACTTCTGCACGTTGTTTGCCGTTTCTATCTGCATATGCAATAAAGAAATCAGGAACATATACTGTTGCTTTTCCTGTCAATGGATTTCTATATGGAATCTTCACTGCTTCACTGGCCCATTTCGCAACATTAGGATTTTCATCACAAAATTTCATAAACGCAAATTCCCAACTTGATCTATACAATGGAGTTTTTCTTCCTATATACTTGTCAGGATTTTTTAGGTTGTAACGTCCTTGAGCGAACTTGGCCATGTTACACCTCTATGTTTCGTGATTCAGTTCTATTGGCAGTGTTGGAAATTTTGTAACCTAATGTACTAATTTTTTGTCTATTGTAATTTAATATTTCTGTAACTACATTACTTAATTGTACAGTGTCTTGTTTTTTTAATGTATCAATTAATTCAAAAACATTTACTTCATCAATTTTT